CCAGCCAGCTGAGCTCAAGAAGCGAGAAGCGGTGCTGGCCAAGGACCCAGAGATCGCGTACTCGTACGCGCGCTGGGTCCTCAAGGGACCCTTCAAGCTAGGTGAACCTGCGATCGCGAAGAACGCGGTGTGCGCGTACTGGTACGCCTACTCCGTCCTCAAGGGACCCTTCAAGCTGGGTGAACCGGCGCTGGCCAAGGACCCAGAGATCGCGTACTGGTACGCGCGAGATGTCCTCGAGGGACCCTTCAAGCTGGGAGAACCGGCGCTGGCCAAGGACGCGAAGTGCGCGTACGCCTACGCGCACTACGTCCTCAAGGGACCCTTCAAGCTGGGTGAACCGGAGATCGCGAAGAACGCGGTGTGCGCAGAATGGTATTTCCAACTATTGGAAAGCAGGTCAGTTTCTGACGGAGCTGTACTTAAAAACCCAAAAGAGACGATTGTTGCACGTCGATGCGTTGATTGATGTTGCACTGCAACATGTAGTTGCTGCTTGAGACCTGACGTTCACCGTTAAGGTACGCGACGATCTCGCGGGTCATGTCAGCTGAGGTGCAGACAGGCACGTTCTGACAGATGATGTTGAGATTGTCACCCACCAGCTCGTAATCATCAGGCATGCCCATCAGCGCCATGCACTCACGCACGGTAAGAATCCGATCCTCGGTCGGGTGGATCGCGTGAAGGGTACGCCCGATCAGGGTCGCAAAGGTACCGTCACCCCGGTAGATCGGGTGACTCCCGTCCCAGAATCCTCCCTTGACGTGCTCTCCCTTCGCGTTGACCTTCCCCTCGTTGTAAACCTTCGTGATCACTCGGCGAGCTTCACGAGCATGGTTGACGAACCCGTGCACCTCCATCCAGACCTGAGCTTCCTCGAGCTGCTCGGTAAGAATCAGGTAGGACAGGAGAGTGAAGCCCTTGCGTCCTGACACCTCGAGGCTCTTTCTCATCTCGTCGATGCCCGCTCCCTGGTACTTGTCTTGCAGGAACATGATGTAGGGATTTTCTAGCAACCGCTTTCTTGCCGTCTCCAGGTCCTCAGGGAGGTTGTGCTTGAGTCCCTTAGGTACGTCATTGAGAAAACCAGCAAGCGTCTTTTCAGGGCGACGATAGTACTCGAGGATCGGAACCGCGCTGTCTCGCCAGAAAAAGTAGAAGGTTCGCTTGCGAGCTTGCGGGATCCCGTGGTACATCGTGTTGGTGCGGTAGATCGAGAGCGAGTATCCGTTCTCGTCAGCGATCGCCCTGAACTGGTCACGCACTCGTTGACCGATGTTGCTGTAGAGCCCAGGAGCGTTCTCACCCCAGAAGACCTTCGGGCGCACCTCACTTAGGATCAGCTTGGCTGAGTTCAACATCCACGAGTTCATGGTGTCACGCTGCTCGAGCGTTCCAGAGCTGAGCAGCGACAGGCCAGCGCACGGGCAGAGAGCGGAGATGAAGTCGAGGTTCTGGTGCGCGGCTGCCTTGAAGCCGCCTCGATCCTCGGCGTCAAGCTCGTAGTGCGGGACCCCTGGAAAGTTATGCTTAACGGTCGCCTCGTTTCCCGCGAACGGGGAGTACGAGATGAAGAATTCTGGATCGGTACCGAGGACCGACTTGGGCCCGATCGTCATTCCCCCGACTAACGGAACCGCGGATGCGTACTTCATATCGGAACCCTTCTCACCTCTAGCTTGTTGCACTTTTTACAGTGTCTCTCTTGGTGCTTCCAGACCGTACTTCGATTTTCCAGATCGATCCACAAACCCCACTTGTGCCAACACCACATCATGTTCCTCTCAGATGACGTACATTTTCCTTCTCGGTGAGATCGTGTACGATCATGATCACCTTTATCTCAGGACAGAGCTCTCGAATGATCTCCGCTTGGATCTCGTCATCATCGAAGTGACCCATCACCTGGTACCCCTCTTGTTGGAGCATCTTGATGATGAGGGCCTTGTGTCGTCCGGAGCCTTGTCTTGTCTTGTCGGCAAACTTTGCCGGATTGAAGAAGACACGATTGGTGATCTGTCTGTCACTTAACATCGCGATCGTCTCGTCGTACTCTTCAAAGCTTCGGCCGGTGATGAGAAAGTCATAGGGACCAGGATAGATGCCGCCGATCTCATCATTGATGTACACGCAACCGTCGATGTCGTAAGTGTTCACTCTCATCTTAGATTTATAGGTGTCAAAATTTCAACAGCTGGGGTCGAGAAACCCTGGGTATCTTGCTGAAGAGAGAGTACAGTCGGTCAACGTCAGGCGGAAGCGGACTTAAGCGCCTGATCAAGCTGTTAGCTTGAGCTTTTATCAAGCTATCTCGGTACTCAGGATCAAGTAATCTCTGATATTGTCTTACCAGTTCTCTCTGATCTTTGAAGTAACTCGCTGCTAGAACCTCAGGAAAGATCATGCGACCCTGGTCGGTCTCGGTGTACACCAGCACCGGAATCCTCGCGATGAAACAGTCGTAGATCGTCTTGTTGACGTAGGTGCAGTGAGAGGTTCCCTTGCCGATGAAGACGTATCCTAGATGGCTTGCGAGGAGATCAAAGTACTCCGAGGTGTCTCCCACCACGCTCTCGTTGATGCATGTCACTCCCGGCAGTTGAAATTCAGTGTTCGTCTGTAGCGTGACGGGGATCTTGATGTTATCGAGAAGCTTCGTGAAGATCTTCTTGCGACCCGCGTTACGGTGCTCGATGAAGCCGATCCAGTAGAGATCAGGGCTGATCGGCTTGACGTGACGTGGTTCAACGTGCGCTTCATACTTCTCAAGCACCTGAAAGAAGAGATCATCACCCAGGTAAAGGGCTTGAGAGAGCATCTGGTCTGAGAGATGAGGGTGAGGCTTGCGCACTCGGTATGTGTCGACCACCCAGTCAAGCTTGTCACGTTCTCCGTTGACAAGAAGATGATACGAGTCATAGTTGATCGGCTTGCAAGCTGTTAAGCGCTCCAAGAGATCGTGATTTAGATCGGTGAACTTGCTCTTCCCCCCTGAAATTTCCCGGACGCTACGTTCTAACGCGAGAGCTCGATAATCAAAGATCTCGTTCTCGGAGTCACCTGACCGGTAGAGGATCGGGACACCCAGGTGAGAGTGGTGTGAGATGAACTCGTAGTACTTGACGTTCGTCTCAGAGATGACACCCCCGAAGAAGTTCGCCATGTTGGTCGAGTTCCACGCGATGACCGCGTCGGTGGGTGAGAGATCATCGACCTCGGTGACGGTGTAGGGGAACTCAACGTCTACACTAGCAAGAAGCTTCTCGGCTCTCTGCATTCCCTTCACCAGGACGACCTCTGAGGGATCGATCATCTTGACGAGGCGATCTAGGAAGAGAAGCTCGCTCTTGATCGTCCCAACGGTGGGGTCAAAGTGGAGAAGAACGCTTAATCTCATCTACAGGGTCATCATGTTGAAATCTCACTCCTGAGTCATTATAACCCAATTCTAGAAACTTGTGTTCAAGTTGTGACATGATCTTTGCCGTTGCAGCATCAACAGTTTTGCGCGCTCTCTGCTGTGAACTGTGCGTCGATCTCTTCTGTGATTCTTGCGATCTCACCGGTAAGCTAGCTTGTATGTTGATGTCGACTTGAACTTTTCAAGATCGACCGTCGAGTGATCAATGATTCCTGTCAGTTGACCGTCTAACATCATCTCAAGAACCGCGATCCCGGCACCGGCGGTCGTTGACTGGATCGCGGTCAACCCGTCGATCCCGTAAAAACGTCTTGAGAACGTCTTACGGTGAAGCTCCTCGTTTACGATGTACTTGTACTCAGCGTAGACGACTACCACGTCATCTCGTGTATGGTAAAAGAACGTCTTGAAGTGCTTGATCAGGTCTGTAAGAACTTCACCCTCGCTCTTGATCTCAGCTTTTCCTGTCGGATCATAAAGCCCGTTGTACCTGATCGCTTTGATCATCTCACGCACATGATCAAAGTGATGAGGATAACGGATCGTCTTGTAAGCGACGTTCGGGACGTGAGTGAGCTCTTGTACCAAGCTCCCTACCCCTCCAGACGTATTTGCCATCTCATAAAGTAACCCGTCAATGATCAATTGCATCTGTCCTGACAGCGGTGAAACTTTTACTATCTTTCCCTCTCGACGTGCTAAGCAAGGCTTAAGATACTCGTTGGCGAGCCCCTCGACGCTCCACGTGATGTTATACGTCTCGTGTCCGCTGATGCTCTTGGGAAGAGCTCCCACCCCGATGAGCAATGATCGGGGAATCTCCCCCTCGGTATCTCTCGAGAGGTCGTATCCCAGGTAATTGATGAAGCCCGGGGCAAGACCGCACTTGACGGCGCACGTCAGCTCAGGGTGACCTCGATAGATCGCTTGCACGGCCGAGCCGGCAGCGTCATCCTCGGTAAAGTCAAGGTAGTGACAGCGCGCTTCAGCGGCGGCCGAAGCGACCCTCTCGTTGTACATGAAGGGGAGCGCATTGATCACGTGAGTGATCTTGTGCGCTAAGAGCTCTTCGACGATGTCTGATCTCTCTGAGAGGTCAATGTACCGCACGATCGACGCTTGAGGCTCCTTTCCCCACGTCATGCAGCTCAAGTTGAGCTTGTCAAGAAAGTAGATGCACCCCTGTGCGATCCCTCCGGTGCCAAAGATCCCGATCTTAGTCATCAAAGTCTAGTAAGGTTGATCTTACTTGAAGCTTCTTGACAGAGCTCTTTTGCTGAGGTAAGATCGGGTTTCCTCGCTCACGCATGATCAAGGGAGTCAGGTCTGGATCTTGAGCACATCTCCTGTTGGCGATCAGCTCAGGGCGCTCGCTCAAACGCTCGTAAACCGAGTACTGACAGGTCCCTACCTCGATCGCATAAGCTGTCAGGTGATCTTGCTCGAAGGGAAACAGCTTTTGACCAGCAACCTCGATGTTCCAGAGCACCTTGTGGAAGGTCAGGTCGGGGAAGAGCTCCTTCTGGTTTTGCTCGAGCCAGAGGACCGCTTCACCGAATGGGAACTTTGTAGACCGGCTAAGAGTTGGGAAGAGCTTCTGAAGCGTTGCCTTACACCCGGATCCAGGCATGCAAAACGCATCATCATGGCGGTATCGCGTAAAGTGGAAAAGGGAGCCGTCGACAGCACCGTGGTAGCCGTAGTAAGGTCCCACCCCAGGTAGAGAACAGAGAACCGAATAAGCTTCTCCGAGAGAGCCTGCTCCGATGAGGTCCTGCATGAGCCCTGATCGGATCCATCCACCGATCCACTCGAGGATGTCGGTATTTGAAGCTGCTCGATCTGGCTCTCCGTAAAGTTCTCTGACAAAGTTACGTCCAGAAGTTTGCAGAGAAGTGTGAAGCTCCGTTGTCCCGTAGAACTTGTACCCGTGGAGCTTGGCGTACTCCGCGTTAGATCTAAGATGGGCAACGTAGTCCAGATCGCGTGTAGAGATCCTCTCAAAGTCGACGAATGCCCTTTTGGGATCGGTGATCCCGGTAAAGAGGGTATGGATGCGTCGTCCCCCGTAGAGGTGGGAGACGAGAGCATTTCCCACCTTGTTGGCTGGTGTAAGCTTGGCATCCGTGTTGAGAACGATGTTCTCTCCGAGGTACCTGTATCTAGCATCCGCACAGATGTTGGGGAGAAAGTACTCGACGTCAAGTCCGAGGGCGGCGTCACCTTCATCATCATACTCTCCTCTCTCACCTGCTTGAAATAGAAATCGTTCCTCTAGCTTTTTCCAAAACCGTTCTAGCTTGGGAGTGATCGAGCGATCGAGATCAGATCGAAAATCAGGAAGGGTCACTGTCAACTCGATCAACGGCCTGCTCTGTTGAGAATCTCCCCGTCTTGTACCGGTGCTGGAGCTTTAGCTTGTTGAGCTCACGTACCTCATCGGAGGTCACTCCGAGCTCGTCGTAGGCGACCTCGGGATACCAGCAACAGTCACCGAGCTCCTTGATTGCCTTTTCCTGATCTAGATCTCCCGTCTTCCAACCGTCAAGCACGACCTCCGCGAACTCACCCGCCTCTCCGAACATTCCCAGAGCTGCGTGAAGCAGTCTGATGTTGATGTCGGCGGTTTGAAGGTTTTCTGCTCCCACCAGCATCCGGGCATCTCGATGGCTCTCGTAGTAGTTGAGCAGGTCACAGGTCGCCGTGTAAACCTCCGTGGTGATCTTCGTTACCCTGTCAAGATCAACCTCGGTCCCGTAGATGATCGTCTTCTTCAGGTAGTCGACAAGAGAGCTAGAGAGAACCGTGAAGGACAGGATCGCCTTGAGCTCAGGTGCCGAGATCTTGAGCTCTGCTGGTTTTGCCTCAAGCCCCAGGACGAACTCTCGATAGTCTTGCGGGCTCATGACTTCCTTCTTGTAGGCACAAAACCGAAGGCACGCTCGATCTTCTCGGCGTGACTGGTCTTCATGAACGGATCGGAGGAGCTCTCCGTGTTCTTGTCGAGAAAGAGCTCAGCTAGAGTGTAGCTCTTCTTCTCAAGGTCATTGATCGTGAAGTCCTGAGCCTCAGCGAACGCCACCGCCTCATCCTTCGTGAAAGCTCGAAACTCGAGCACGTCAAAGCAACGCCCAGGCCGGATGATCGCCTGGTCCATGTCAGACACCTTCGGAAGATTGGTCGTGAAGATGAGCTTCTTGCGGGGTAGCTTGATCAGGCCGTCGGAGATGTTGAGGATCTTCGAGATCACCTTGTTGTACTCGCCTCGAGCTGAGGTGAGCAGCTCGTCAGCGTCCTCGATGATGATCGCGTCAAAGATCGGGTTCGTCAGGTAGTTGACGAACGTCGAGTCAGAGGTGAGGATCTTGAGGTCAAACGAGATGAAGGCATTGATGTTCATCTCGCAGATCAGGTCACGGATGAAGCTGGTCTTACCGGTCCCCGGGGCACCGAAGGCCACGAGGATCTGGGCGCGGCTCTCGAGGAAGGAGGTGTAGTAAGACCGCAGGTCGGTCGTCATCGCCGGGTAGAAGGACGAGTCGATCTCCCAGTCCTTCTCGATCGAGAACGTGCGCTCCGAGGTACCGTGGTCCGTCGCGAAGATCCAGCGAATGAGCGAGGTCTTTGACTCGTCGTGCGCCTTGCGGAGCTCCTCCTTGAAGATCTTGTTGAAGGCCTCAACAAATTCCTCCTCACCCATCACGTTGAGAGTGGCGACCTTTGCCTCGTTCAACCCCTTGACATCATCGTCATCGTAGTAATCATCGTTACGAGCGACACCGATGAAGACCTTGACGGCGTCAAGTGAGGTCGTGTAAGGGTTACCTGAATCTAACGTCTGTCCCTCACGTTGAAGACCCAGCTCCGTCTTCTCGCGCCCGAGGTCAGATCGTGACACACGATAGGTCTTGTGACCGCAGATCGACTCAGGGAGGTGCTGGTCAGCGACGACGTAGAGCGTCTTGATCGCCAGCTCCAGCAGGTTCTGGATCGGCATCTTGGGGGAGATCTCGCTGGCAGCACAGCGAAAGTTCTTCCCTCGAGCCTTCACCTCCTCACGATAGGTGATGCTGATGAACCCATCGATCTCCGTGAGGTAGTTGGCGCCAGCTGAGAGATTGTAGCGAAGATTTGTGGGATTTTGCATGGGAGAGATTCTATCCCTCCAGAGCGTAGACGTAAATTTATCTCAGGGAGACCACGCTCCTGAAGAACGTGTCAGCCGCCGCTTCCCAGGTGTGAGCTGCCGCGTTCTCAAGCACCGAGGGTGAGCGTCTCAACAAGATCGCTCGTCTTGTCGCGTCTAGCAAGTCATCGCTCACGTACCCTCCCACTCCCTGCAAGATCACGTCACAGGGTCCCTCGACGTCAAACGCCGCGACAGGGGTGCCACAGGCCATCGCCTCAAGCATGACGATCCCCAGAGTGTCGGTTCTTGAGGGAAACACGAAGACGTCAGCCGACGCGAAGTGCTCCGCCAGCTCGATACCCTGCTTGTAGCCGACGAACGTCGCCTTACCCAACTTCTCAAGTCTCGCCCTCGCTGGACCGTCTCCCACCACCCACAGGTGAACGTCAGCCGCGGCTAGCTCTAGAAACGCCTCGATGTTCTTCTCGTCACTCACTCGACCGACGTAGAGCAGGTTGATCTTCTTGGGATCAAGAAGGTCGGCGCGCCTCCGAGACGGATTGAAGACGTCTGGTCGAAATCCCCGGCTCCAGACGACGACGTTCTTGAAGCCCTTCTCGCGAAGCTTGCTGGCCGTCGAGTGACTCGGCACCATGATCGCGCAACTGTTTGAGTGAAAGAGCCGAAAGACGGGATAGGTCAGTGCGGCCGGGATCCCCGTCTTCAGCTGGATGTACTCGGGAAAGTTCGTGTGGTAGCCAGAGGTGTACCTCCAGCGACGCAGAGCGCAGAGAACCCGGGCGGCCCACCCGAGAGGACCCTCGGTGGCGATGTGAAGCGACGTCACGTCGGGGGAGATCATCCCTCCCAGCCTCCAGAGGTTCCAGCTGAGGTCGACCTCGGGGTAGCCGGGTAGCTTCACCGTCTTGAACAGGCCCGGGTGGATGACGTCGACCGTCCACCCACGAGATGACGCTTGCTCGACCATGTTGACCAGGGTCGTGACGACCCCGTTAACCTGGGGTGTCCAAGCGTCCGTCACGATCACCAAGCGATTCGGTTTTCCAGTAGATGATCTCAAGTGTTCCGTCATGGTTCTCGACCAGAGCTGAGCATGACTCGACCCAGTCTCCGCAGTTAGCGTACGTCACCCCGTCGATCTCTCTGATCTCGGGGTGGTGGATGTGCCCGCAGATGACCGCGTCGTATCCCTTGCGCTTGCAGTACCCCGCGAGGTTGCCCTCAAACTCAAAGATGTAGTTGACCGCCTTCTTGACCCGGTGCTTGAGCCACTTGCTCAGAGACCAGTAGCCCAACCCTAGCCGATGCCGCACCGAGTTGTAGTGATTGTTCACCCACAGCATGAGATCATAAGCGGTGTCTCCCAAGAGCGCGATCCACTTGGCGACCGACGTGATCCCGTCAAACATGTCACCGTGCACCACGAGGTACCGCTTGCCGTCGACCCCGACGTGCTCGACGTGATTGTAGAGCGTCAGTGACCCGAGGCTGAACTGGTGAGAGACCATGGGACGAAGAAACTCGTCATGGTTCCCGGTGACGTAGTAGACCTCGGTGATCGCCTTCGACGAGAGCTTAAGGATGTGCTGGATGACGTCGCTGTGTGACCTCTTCCATCTCCACTTGTTCTGCACCACCTTCCACCCGTCAACGATGTCACCGACCAGATAGAGTCTCTCGGAGGTGTTGTTCCTGAGAAAGTCAAGAAGGATCTTCGCCTGTGAGGACGAGGATCCTAGGTGAGTGTCGGAGATGAAGATGGAACGGTAGTGAGTCACAACAAGCGTGGCTTCACTTCAAATGTTCTAAGTTATAGATTACCGACGTGTCACACTTATTGAATTGACGAACCAGAGCAGCAATAAAATCAGCCTTTTTTGCATTTTTCTTACGCTTACTAATTAAACAACCAACTCTCATTCTATGTATAGCTTCCGGTGTATTCTTACGACCACGGTTTTTCTCTGCAGTCTGTTGAATTGCTTCAACAGATCGTGTTTTTTCAGTATTCTTTTCTACCCGTTTTTGAATTTGTTCTATTGATTGCTTTTTACCTGTTTGAGATTTTGATTGTTTCAATCGAGTTTCTTCTGATACTATCTTACATCGATGAGCATCACCTATTTTATTTCTATGATCTTGGGTGAGATATTCTTTACTGTAAAAACCATCAGCATTAGTAGATGCATTGTACCAATTTGGATTGTGTCTAACGTCAAGTCTACGAAGAACTTTAGACTCCCATCTCTGAGATCTCTTAATGTTTTCAGAAATAATCTTACCGTCAAATACACGCCTGACGCTGAACTCAAAACTTTCTACGCCATGAAGAGTAAACAGCTCTTTCATCACCTTAGAGCTTGAAAAGTATGTTATTCCAAGCTTGGAAGGATGGCAGTTCTTTCCATAACTAACACCATAGTACCTTTTATTTTCTAGTTTAGACGTGATGACGTAAGTGTAGGGAATCCTATCAAGGTTTATCATTGCGTCAACCTCTTTAGATGAGCAGTAGAACCGGTCTCAATTTTCGATTCCATGTAAGCAATTGCAGACTCCTTGGTTAACTGCTGTTTGGTTATATCAGTAAGCTTACGAACAGCAAGTGCTTCACACTCTGCCTTGGCATGATGATATTCAAGATTTTCTGGAGGAGATTTTTTAGTCCATGAAGAGGGTCCTCTCAAAGCACCCACGATTCCAAGCTCTCTAGCTACTTTCAAGTAACGTAAAGCATCTAACGTCACGCCGGCGGAATTTTCGGAATCTTGACAAGAAAGACGTATGTCGATCTTTAGAGGTGCGTCTCCAAAGCCGCGGGCGCGAATGTCGAAGAATGCTACCTTCTCATCTGTACCACGAGGTACATAGACTGCTGGTCCCGCGTAAAGCGATCCTTCTGGTACATCAATCCCTCGAAGATCATTTTGCGCACGAATTACATTTTCTTTTGAGATTTTTTTGCTCTTTAACCGCTCTTTTACCTCCATATTTCGGAAGTCTGTGTTGTATCCGCAGTTAATTTGTGCGTGATAATCAACTTCTGCACCGCGATCAAAAAGCAATTCTTGCATAGCTTGAGAGATGATACTAGCTCCGACTTGGCTTTTAATGTCATCCCCCAACACTGGTAGACCAGCCTCGATAAACTTGCGTTCCCACACTGGATTTGAGGCGATGAACACAGGCATACAGTTCATGAACGCCACTCCAGCATCGATCGCTGCTTGAGCATAAAACTCTGTAGCAAGTTGTGAGCCAACTGGCATATAGTTCAGTAAAATATCAACCTTAGCATCTTTTAAAGCTTGTACTACATCTACAGGATCTTCATTAGAAACGCGAAAGCTTAAATGCTCTGGAGAATTTTCCATAAAGTCAGAGATTCCGTCTAGAGGATCGCCCATTAAAACCATCGGGCCGTCTGGAACTTTTGGACAGAAGATGCGAGCACAATTAGGCTTGGCAAAGATCGCCTCTCCCACTGGACGGCCCACCTTGCGACGATCAACATCAAACGCCGCCACGATCTGGATGTCGGCTGGATGATAACCACCGATGCGCATCTGCATCACTCCGGGGATCTGGCCGTTCTCTGGATCGGTATCCTTGTAGTACTCAAGACCTTGATACAATGCTGAAAAACAATTGCCAACTCCAGCGACCGCAACACGCACTTTCTTTGACATTTTTTGAAACTCCGTAGTAGACGGAACTTTGACAGGCTTGGCTGTCGTCTGAACCGTTATTTCCGCATAATGCGGTGTAACCAATCAGTTTTTAAGGTCGATCGACTCGCGTCGGGTTACTTTTGACTCGACCGAGACGAACTTCTCGGTAGAGATTAGGACCTGAGACATTCTAACCTAGAACATCTTGTAATGATATTTATAGTGTCACTACTTCTTTATCAGTACAAACCGCACCTCGCTGCCAAAATCTTGCTCCTCGAGCTTGTAACCCGTAAGCTTTAGAGCAAGCTTACGATAGAGCGTCTCGCGGTCATCACCGTGATCCTTCGCGCCTGAGAACGTGATGACGTCAGGCGAGTGCTTTTTGATCAAGTACTTGACCTGGCTGATCACGAAAGCGAACGCTTGAAGCTCACCCCCTGATGATGTCCTTGCAGCCGACAGGTAACCGTGTCGATCAAGCTCCCAGAACGTGATTTCCCACGCTGGCTTGATCACGGTGCGAGATTCAGGATCCTTGAGGTGAAGAGAGATGATATTAGCCTTGAACTCGATCACTCGACCGTTGATCGACGCTGACGAGACGTAGCGGCGAGGGTGGTCGCTCTCGACGTTCACGTCAGGTGTAGGAGAGTCAAAGAGCTCGAAAATTAGCATCAGTTGTGCAGCACGTAGTTGCCGTTGAGAAAGATGTCTCGCTCTGCGTGACGACGAGCATCTAACCCAGCTTGAGCTGACGAACCCGGTGAGTCCCAGAGCAGCAGCTGGTCGGCTGCACCCTCGAGGTCTCCCGTATTGAGCTTCGTCCACAGGGTGGCGTGGGCGACCTTGGGAGCTCCGACGTTGTAGACCCAAGATGCTAGCGCGTCGACTTGCTGGGGTAGGAGGGGCACCTGAGTCTTGCTCGAGATGAATGAGAGCACAGGGGCGATGTCCTCAAGAAACCACTGGTCAGCTTGCTCTTGTGTGCACGTTTGATGCGGAGAGACACCGTGAGCACGCCCCCAACCGATCGTGTAGGGAACTCCCCCGGTCTTAGGATCTGGGTAGGCGATCAGGCTAAGCTTCTCGTATGACTTGATGAAGGCCTCACCGTTTGGCGTTAGGTTCATACGTAGAAGGTCTTTCCCTTGAGTCTTTCAGCGTGCCGATCAAGGATGACCTTGATCTTCTTAACCGCTGTCTTCACCACTTGATCGTCGATCTTCACAGGAATGTCACCGGTGATGTAGTAATGTGTTGCGATCTCCGCGACCAGCTCGACATCATCACTTACCTCATCGGTATCATGAAATTTTTCCCGGGCGCTCTTGAAGGTAAAAACGTCACTAGCTTCATAATCCTTAAGATGAGGTCTTCTTACCTTTTGATGATTGCCGATTCTTGCTCTGTTAAGGGCCGTGTTGATCGAACCAGTTCCAAGAGCTGTCGAGACGCAGTGTATGAACCGATGAACGAGGATCCAGGGTGTGGGTCCTACTTGGTTGTTTTCCGAATAGTTGTCGCCCATGATGAAGTGCACACCGCTTGGATCACTCTTCATGTTCTGGCGGATCTCGTCAAAGACGATCTTGTCGTCCTCAGCCCAATAGATCTGGTTCTTGTTAAATTGCTCTCTGGTGATCTGGTGCTCGGGATACATTTTTCCGATCTTGTCGAGGCCGTCCTTGTCGATGATGTACACGTAGAGGTCGAACGGGAGATTCTTGAGCTTCTCGTGGTACATCTTCTTGACCGTGAAGTGCTGGAGCATGCGACGGTCAGCG